GAATCCCTGTCCGAAGGGAACAACAGTAAAGCCCATGCCTTCCAGATTCTGCACCATCTGAACAGCGCCCCAACGGTCAAAGGCAATTTCGCGGATATTGAACTTCTCGCCCAGACGCTCAATGAACTTTTCTATGTAGCCGTAGTGGACCACATTGCCTTCCGTGGTCAGAAGGCATCCTTGTTTCTCCCAGACATCGTATGGTACATGGTCGCGCCGGACACGCAGATCCAGGTTGTCCTCCGGGATCCAGAAGTATGGCAGTACCGTGTATTTGTCATCTTCGTCCTCCGGGGGGAAGACCAGGACAAATGCTGTGATGTCGGTGGTGGAGGAAAGGTCAAGACCACCGTAACACACACGGCCTTCCAGGGCTTCTTCATTTACAGCGAACGCGCATCGGTCCCATTTCTCCATGGGCATCCAGCGCACCGCCTGCTTGACCCACTGGTTCAAACGAAGCTGCCGGAAGCTGTTCTCTTCGGCGGGGTTCTGCTTGGCGGACTCACAGGCGGCTTTGACTTTGTCGATGCCGACCGTGATGCCGAGGGAGGGGTTGGCCTTCTTCCAGGTCTTGGGGTCGGTCCAATCGTCGTTCTCATCCGCGCCGTAAATCACCGGGTAGAATGTCGGGTCGATCTTCCGGCCTTCCAGAATGTCCTTGGCTTTCTGGTGGGTTTCATAACAGATGGAGCGGGTATCAGTTCCGGCTGTGGTGATGAGGAAGTACAGAGGCTGCATACGAGCGTCACCGGACCCCTTGGTCATAACATCAAAGAGCTTTCGGTTAGGCTGGGTGTGCAGCTCGTCAAAAACGACGCCGTGGATGTTGAAGCCGTGTTTGGAGTAGGCTTCAGCGGACAAAACCTGATAGAAGGAGTTGGTGGGGGTGTAGACGATCCGTTTCTGGGAAGCAAGAATTTTCACTCGCTTTGCCAGGGCGGGACACATCTTCACCATATCTGCCGCCACATCAAAAACGATAGCGGCCTGCTGCCGATCGGCGGCACAGCCGTAGACCTCGGCGCGTTCCTCGCCGTCGCCACATGTGAGCAGAAGGGCCACGGCGGCAGCAAGCTCCGATTTACCCATCTTCTTTGGAATCTCAATGTAGGCGGTGTTGAACTGGCGGTAACCGTTGGGCTTAAGGGTTCCGAACAGGTCGCGGATGATCTGCTCTTGCCAGTCGATCAATTCAAAGGGCTTTCCAGCCCAGGTGCCTTTGGTGTGGCACAAGCATTCAATAAAGCCGACCGCATAGTCAGCGGCTTCCTGATCATAATGGGAGCCTTTGGCCATGAACTTGGTCGGCTTGTACTTTTTCAGCTTTCGGATAGTTGGTCACCTCCAGATCGAGGGGTTGTACCTTTGCGGTATAGGGTGTCGTACCCTTTACGGTTAAGGGTGTCCTCCCCTTTGCGGTAATAGGGGGTTACCCCTTTGCGGTATAGTGTACCGGGGGTTGCGGTTAGGTGTGTTCATGGGATCACATACCTTACGGTAAAGGGGTGTGTACCTTGCGGTTAGAAGTGTTCGGGGGCAGCGGTTAGAGGTGTAGCCCCCTTTGCGGTTAAGGGTGACGGGCCTTTACGGTTAAGGGTGATTACCCTTTGCGGTTACGGGTGACCCCCCTTTGCGGTAGAGGGTGTAGGAGGGGTTGCGGTAATTGATACAAGGGTTGTGGGTGGTGACGCAACCCTTGTGGCTTTTGATGGGGTGCTTCTTGGTGGTTGGGAAGCGCCCCATCGTTTTGTATTCAGAAAGGGTGTCTACCCCTTTACGGATAAATAACAAAAAGGAGTGTTTTACATGTCAAAAGTTCTTCAGTGTAAAGATTGTACGCGGGTGTTTTCCTTCTCGGATGAAGATCAGTGTAGATTCCAGCAGCGCGGGTGGAAAGACCCCATTCGCTGCAAGCGGTGCATCGCAAAGGCAAAGGAGCGCCGCCAGAATCCGTACTGGGGATGGGAGACCACCATGGGTGATGATCTCCATGCTCCCAAGGGCCACAGACGCGTGAATTACCCGTTCCATGTAGTGGGCGGTTTCAAATAAGGAGGTGACGATATGTTGACACTAATTGCGACGCTCATTGTGTGGGCAATCATCCAGGCGTTGTGCGGGAAGAATCCCGGGCCGCTGATGGTCCTTTTTATCCTGTACGCAATTCTTAGCCTGGTAGCAGAAATCATGTACTAATGGAGGTAGCGTATGAATAACGAAAACTACGAAGCACAGGAACTGGACGAACTGATCGAAAGTATCAGCCAATGGATTCTTGAGGACGAAATGAAGCCGGGAATTCTAAACCCGCCAAGGGTGCAGCAGATGCGGTTTTCCCACTCAGTCATGAAGAGGCTGACAACAGGCTCTGCAATGCAAGTCACATACACAATGCACGATCCCTTCCCGAGCATGGGGAGCATCACCGTGGAGGGTGATCACCTGGCATTCTCGGACTGCAAGTGGCTGGGGCGGGCGCTGGAGTTTGCCAGCAATGTGGAAGTGTATCCACTGAGCAACGGCGGGGTTCGGATGGTTTTAACTTTCCATGGCCTGGTAAAAAGGGCATGAAAAAAAGCGACCCAACGGTCGCAATTCCTGAAGTGTGCCTCATGGTCAAACGCCACGAAGCGTTGTAGCATGGTAGTAACCATTTGAAAGGAGTGCCGCCATGCGTATGCAAAAAAGAGACATAATGAAAAAAGCCCTTCAGCAAGTAAATGCTGTAGAGCTGAAATGTTATCGTGAGAGAAACCAATTGACACAAGAGGCGATGGCCTCGCGGCTCAGGATGAATGTCCGAACCTACATTGACTTGGAACACGGGGCCAATCTGCCCAGCGCTACCACGCTCGCCCTGCACCTCACCTCGCTCCCCAAAGAGGAACAGGCGCGGTTCCTGGCCGCGGTAAAGGCGGCTGAGGAACAAGCTCTGGGTTAGATCCGAACCAGGGCAGCGTAGCGGGGGTAGTCGTAGCCGTCGCTCTGGACCGCAATGGCGGTGCGCTTGGTGCCTGCCTTGCGAACCAGGATGCAGCGAAAGGTTCCGTTGACAACGCCTGTGTTCTGGGTGTGCTTGGCGATGAAATCGTAGTCGTCGTAAAGGTTCTCGGCGAAGCTGTCGAAGTTGGCCTTGGGGAGGGTGACCTCTGCGATCACCTGGATCTCGGCCTCATCGCCGTGCTTCTGGGCGCTTTTCAGACTGTCCAGGTTGATGGGCTTCCGTGCAAAATGTCCTCTCATGTCCGTTCCTCCTTACTTGCTGCTCTTGCCGAGTTCGTATGCTGCCTTGAGGGCGTCCATCAGGCCCCAAACCGGGACTTCGATGAAGTCGTCGCTGTCGTTGTGAAGCTCTTCCAGGTGGCCCTGGAAGTCGACCGCTGCCATGCGGGCTGCTGCGATTTCGTAAAGCTGCTTTTCCAGTTTCTGCATTTCCTTCTTGCTCATTTTGTGTTCCTCCGTAATGTGTTTTCCTTTTGGTAGTACACATTATTGCTCTGAATGCAGAATATAGCAAGTTATATCTAAGTCATAAAGTACACAAAGATTGGGCTGCAGTATGGTGTATATTATGGCGACAACGAGGAACAGAGCCTTTCGGCTCCGTCCCAGGGGGAGTTGCTTACTTCTCCCTATGGGTCTTGGTGGGGATCGGGGGCTTCCCGGTAGTCAGCCATGCAAGCCAACACTGCTTGCAACTAACCAGGTCGCATTGAACCTGGCCGTCCCGCTCGAAGGGCGGGTGGCCCTTGCCGAACATCTCTGCCAGCTCCTCCGGGGTGGAGGATGCAAAGATCTCCATACCAGTTTTCGCCATGTGTACACCTCCTTACTTCCAGATGATTTCATAGCCCAGCCGCATCAGCTCCCGGATCTGGGTTACCAACTGATAGCTGACCATGTTCTCTTTCAGGGCGCAGGCTACGCTCATTCCCCAGTCTCCTTTACGCTCGGGATCCAGGTAAATGACATAGGCCTCGCCGCCGTCGCAGTAGCTGCTCTTTTCCTCGTAGGCCACACGGGCCAAGGGGCGGGCCTCACGGCGCTCATGCTCGTCGAGGATGTCGTACAAGCACTCGCCGTAAATGTCCTCCACCAGGGCGTCGACGCGGTCAGTGGCGCGGAACAGGCCAGCGGCCTCCAGCTTCTGATTGAGTAGTTCGGTTTTCTTCATGTTAGGTTCCTCCAGTTGAAATGTAATGTACCCCTTCGGGTCATGTACATATTCGCTCTGAATGCCCTAAATAGCAAGTTATATCTGAGGCGTATACTACACAATGATTTCGTCCAGATATTGTGTAAATTATGGCTATAAGCCGGAACAGAGCCTTCTGGCTCCGTCCCAAGGGAAGTGCTGCGGGGTGTTATTTGATGCGCTGGATGTTCAGGGTGTGGTTCCGAGTAACCCGGATCCAACCGTCGTCCATCAGCTTACTGCCATCGCTGCTCTGTACCTTAAAGGCCATGTCGAACGGCAGGGTTCTACTTCCGTCGTAGCTGATGATGACCTTGCCATCCTTCAGCTCGACCTGATCGGCGTTGATGATAATCTGCATACATACACCCCCTTTCTCAGTCAATCTTGACCGCGATGCTGTATCCGGCTGCGTCGAGGGCGCTTGCCAATTTCAGCGGTTCGTCGGGAGTGTGGGTATACCCGTAGGAGTCGACCCAGCCAGCTTCCTTCTTCGTATAAAGGAAAATCGTGGGGGCGCAGCCTTCGTGGGTAATGGTAAGCGTAAGCTGCATGCCCAGGGGGAGGGTGTCCTCAATCGCCCGCCAGGTGTGGTGAAAGGTGGGGGTGTAAGGAACGCGGATGGGGTCTGCGCTGTTGCTGACCAGGTTGCCGGATGCGTTGGTGTAGGTGATCGCCATATCCCGTGCCCCCTTACCGCTTGCTGCGGATCTCGGTCCGCTTGGCCTGCTGGGCGTTATAAAGGACCATGAAGTCCTCCCAGGAGATTTTGTAGCTGCTGCAATCCTGGGAAAATTCAATGCGGATGCCTTCGATCTCGTTCCGATCGGTGCAGGTCTCGATGCGCTTCAGGTAGGTGGCGGCTCTCTTGCTCAGTTTCTGCTTTTTCATGTTGGGGTCCTCCGTTCCTTTTGGTAGTACACATATTCGCTCTACTTGCCCGAAATAGCAAGTTATATCTGAGGCATAATGTAAACAAAGATCGCGGAAGGAAACTGTGTATATTATGGCACTATACGAAGAAAAGAGCCGCGAGGCTCTCTTCTGTATGGTGGGGTAAAGGTTAGGCGCGGACCAGCCGGATGGCGGGAACCTTGGCCCGCTCGTTGGTGGCCCAGTCGTTGTAGTTGGCATTGACCTGGGTCAATCCGTCCATCTTGAATCCCTGTGCTTCAAAGGCTGCCAGGGTGGTAATCAGGCTGGAGAAATTGCTGCTGATCGTGAACTCGGTGATGCCGTTGGCATCGAAGGCGGCGGCGATGGCCTCAATGTCCTCATCCCAAATGACCTCGTTGAAGTCGATCAGGCTGTTGCCGTTCTGAATGCTGCGGCGGTAAGCCCAGAAGGCGGTGGGGTTGATGCCCTCGGCGCGGATGTCCTTGACCTGGTTGGCGATGGCGTTCTCGAATGCTGCGATCTTTTTCATGGTGTGTACCTCCGTTTGTTTTGTTGTACACATATTCGCTCTACTTGCCCGAAATAGCAAGTTATATCTGAGCCATAAACTACACAAAGATGCAGCGCAGAGAGTGTGCATATTATGACGCTATACGAGCAAAAGAGCCGCGAGGCTCCTTTGCTGCTGTGCGGTTGGTGTATCAGTACCCCATCTTGCGAACCCGGCGCTCAACTCGCTCCATCAACCATTCCTTTCCGCAGAAGCGGACATCCTTCATGAAACTGGAGGCTTCCTGGTTGAACTGGACGAATCCGTCGCCGTAAATGCTGTGGGTGGCTTCGTCATAGATCGCACTAACCAAACCATCGTGGTCGGCAAGTGCAGCCTTGGCGCTCTGGTACTCTTCGCTGTCTTCGGGGTTGTCCTGGAGCGTGTTCTCCAGTCCACCGATCGTGAACCGAGCTGCGTAGAGAATGTTGCGGAAGGCCTTCTGCTGGCGGGCGTTCATGTCTGCGTATTTCATATTCAAATCCTCCGAAAATGTGTTGTTCCCCTTGGGGTATGCACATATTCGCTCTGAATGGCTGAAATAGCAAGTTATATCTGAGCGATAAACTACACAATGATTTGGGGCCGGAATCGTGTAATTTGTGTAGTTATTCGGCGGCGGGATCCGTTTCCAGAATGGCCAGAATCATCTGGCCTCCAAGCCGGAAGCCTTCAATAAAGCCGTCCTCCTCAATCAGGGAGTCCAGGTAGTGGTGTTCGGCGATGTAGCTCTCGAACATGGCTTTCTGCTCCGGGGTGAGGGTTTTGCGAAATTCATCTGCCCGGTCGGCGGTTAACCGATCCTGAGCATACCGCTTGGTGGTCTTGTCGATGTTTCGGGAGCAGGGGTCGATCGCTCCACCGTACAAGTCGGAAATCAACTGGCGCAGCATCAGCGTACCTCCCCAGTCAGAATGAAATGGCAGTACACTTCGCGATTGGCACGGGTCTTGAGGAATTCCACAAGGTCGTCAAAGCCCAGCTCAAAAGCGACCTGGTTAACCATGCGAATGTCGAACATGTTTGTCCGGCCAGTTTCACGCACTGCCAGAATTTGCTTACGGATGGTCT